GACCCCAATAGCTGGTTTGCTATGAGAAATAACGCGTACATTAAACATTAATTAGTCCTCTTTTTGTACCAATGTGTAAATACCCCAACCTAAACCGATCCAAGCTAATAGTTTAGCAATACCGCCAAACAAAATAACTGAACCACAAATCACAATAAGTGATACTCCATCTAGAGATGTTCTTTCTTTAATTCTATCTTTAATCCAATTCATATTTTTTTCCTATACTTTAAATTCAGCAAACGTGTCTTTGGTTTCGTTATTACCCCACGTTGCTATTGGTTTATCTGGAATAGCCATATCAGACATAATATCCGATTGAGCTGATTCCTCTACATCATATAACTTCATTCTTGCTCTATCTATGCCAATCACGAAGCGTTTATACTTAGTAGGATCATTATAACGATTTTTTAATTGTTTAACCATTACTTGGTTTAATTCATCTAGTTCTTCTGTTGCGATTAACGCAAACATTAAATCAGCTGTTGCTGGTAAGCCAAACGATTCAGAAGTATCTTCAAGACCAACATCAGTATTACTAAAGCCAGAACGAGTTGTTTGAGTTGCTGTCATAATTGGAACATTAAACTCAATAGCCAAACCACGTAATTCTTCAGCAATAGCTTTGATGTAAGTGTAACTGTTTATACTACCACCCATAGCCTTCATACGTGATGACGAGCATATGTTTAAATAATCAATGTAAATAATACTTGGCTCAAATTTCTTCTTCATCTTTAATTCATTAAGTAATGCCCTAAAGTGTCCTGAATGAGCAGCACCTGTAGGATATTCTTTAATAAGTAATTTACCAATAGTACCTGTTGCAATCTTTTGAATCTTTTCAGCAAATACATTTTTAGGCAATGATTCAAGCTGTTGAATAGGTAAGTCCATTAGGTTTGCATCAATACGTTCAGCAATTCTTTCTTCAGCCATTTCCATAGTTATGTATAATACATTTTTGCCTTGCTGTAAAACAGAAGCTGCATTATGACACATAAACAAAGATTTACCAACGCCGGTACCAGCCAGACAAACATTAAGAGTCTTGTTTGGAATACCGCCTTTAGTAATCTTGTTAAAGTAATCAAGATCCCACGGAATACGTTCTTCAGTCTTGTTATAAAATTCAAAACGACTATCAGAATCATCAATATAATCGTGACCAATAGCTTGATCAAATGATACTCCAAGAGCTGTAGAAAGTATTTCTGGAATTGCGCCTTCAGTTTTTTCAGGATCTTTGCCATCAATAATACCAATAGAATCCATAATAGCGAGATAAACTGCTCTATCTTTACACCACTTTTCGGTTTCGATAATAAGATACTCAGTGTCTAAATCAGTCTTATTATTGATTTCATTAATCAACATAGAAGACTGATTTAAAACATCTTCAGGAGCAGCTACTTTTTGTAGTTCAATATCTAATACTCTACCAGTTGGTAGTTTATTGTGCGTTGATACGAAGCTTACAATAAGATCGAATACTACTTTGTGCGAACCTTCAAAATATTCTTTTTGAAGATATGGTATTACGCGCCTGCAGTATTCTTCGTTATTAAGTAGATGGCTCAGTACGTGTGTTGGTATCTCGTTCTGCAATTTCTTTTCCTTCAATGATGTGTGATAATAATTCGCCGATGTAGTTGTTAAATCCTTCATCTTTTGTCAAGTCGTCATGATCAAAATCGCCAGGATCATTGATATTATACGAAAATGATAATGTAGCCATATCAATTTCTGGCGATTCTTTAATAGACACTGTACCATAGATAAATCGAACACCACTCCATGGAGATTCATCAGTCAAAGCAATAGCATAAAAATCAGAATCTGGATGTTCAACTATAGTATATTCTTTATCCATATATTATACCACACTTTGGTCATTTTGTAAAGGGCTTTCTGGGTCAAAATCAATTAAAGATTTATGACCAATCTGATATTGATTAATCAAGAAGTCTTTAAACTTTTGAGTCTTAAGAATAGGTTCCCAGAATTCATCTTCCTTAGTAGTCTTTTCACGGACTTTAGGTTCAACCATTTCACCAGTATCTTGATCTACACGACAGTACCAACCATTATTAGGCTTAACAACAAAACCACCAGCAAGAGCGATTTCAAGTAGACCTGAATTACGTTCGACACCACCGTCCCAAGAGACTGAGACTGGGATTTTAGATTTTTCTTTAACCATTCGTGACTTTTCAACATTGATAATAAAATCATAACCAGTAACTTCCATACCTTGCTTGTTTTGTCTACGACCTAGAATCCAGATATTATCAGCTGAATAGTAAATACCAGTACCACCGGAAACTACAGCTTTAGGGAATAGACCCATTTCTTGATACGTATGATTAATAGCCAATAGAGGCACATCTTTCATAGTCAAGTAAGGTGTTACCATACGGAATAGACCTTTAATTGCTTTAGCTCGAGACATATCAGCAACTGATTTCTCATTCAAAGCATCTTCCAATTCTTTCTTAGAAGCAAGGTTACCAATAGAATCAATAACAATAATAACTTTATCTTTACGTTCAATGTTATCCAATTGACCAACTAAATCAAACTTAAGTTGTTCAACGTCAGTAATTGGAGTATGAAGTACACGACTAGTATCGATACCAAATGCTTCAAAGTAAGATTGTGGTGAACCAAACTCTGAATCATAAAACAACATTACAGCGTCTTTGTTTTCTTTAAGATAAGCACCAGCCATAAGCAAAGCAAATGACGTTTTAAAATGTTTTGATGGACCTGCTAGTACGGTAAGACCTGATGTTAAACCACCATCTGGATCTCCAGATAGCGCAACATTGATCATTGGCACTTCAGTTTTAGTCATACTCTTATCGCCAAAGAAAATACTTTCAGATAGTGTATCCGAAGTTTTAATCTTTGAGTTCTTTTTTAGTTTATCCATTACACTCATCGTATTTTTCTCCTGCCGAATTGTGTTTGTTCCACAGAGCCAACTTGTCTCTTATGTCGCGCAATAGCTTCGGCTTTCTTTCTCTTGCGCTTTGCCGTAGGTTTTTCATAGTATTCTTTTCTACGGACATCTTGTAGAATACCCGCCGCTTCGACTGCTTTTTTAAATTTTCTCATAGCAACATCGAATGGCATGTCTTGCTGTGGCCGCTGATTCTTTTTACCTTTACGGTATTTTGCGGGCTGTGCTGTTAGTTTGATACTTGGCATAATTCCTCTTTTAATAATTTAATTGATAGGTATATTATAACATAAATTCAGTCAATTGTAAACTGTTTTTTTCACATTCATAGGTTTTTTTCTTATTATCTTGTACCATATACTTAGTATCGACAAAATCTAATTTACCTTCTAAATATTTTTTAACCATAGCAGCTGGATGTTCTGCTGTAGTTACTGGCACATTTTGACACATATGATTAAGCGATCTTTTGGCATTGATCATCTGATAATCAGTTGGTAGTTTCATTAGTGACATAGCTTCTCGTACTGTTAAGAATCTATCTTCGTCAGGATGAGTTATGCTTGAAGGCATATGACCTACGAAAGCTCCTATTTTATCTTTAGGAATTTCAACGCCTTTACGCATAATGTTACCACCAGCTTTGAGCTTATGATAAGCCCTATCACATTTACGAGCCACATTATCAAATCCATGTTCTCGCATCCATTCAGCAACCTTGTTATAGGTTGTGTGTCTCTCAATGTAATCTTGCACATTTATAGTTCTTGGAATCTTAGCTGCAAACTCTTTATGCGTAATGCCGCCTTCAATTACATCTAAGATGTATTTGTAATATGGATCATCAGATGGTTTATTATCATTACACATAATTTGACTCATTGGGTCATTTTTATCGTTTACTACAGCTCTAATATCATCAGCAATCATTGTTGGTTGTATATCAATATATTCAAACAATGGTACAGTATCTCCTTTCCAGAAGAAGTAAAACGTACGATCTCTTACTTGACTTAGACCATGCAATAATGATTTAGTTTTAAA